TTGTTATATTTTGACCTCCATTTTGAAATAATAAATTTCCAACATTATTGTATAATAAAACAGAATTTCCATTTAATACATCTGCTGTCATTCGTATTCCAGTATCATCCATAGTAATTCGTTGTATGGTTGCTCCATCATATTCTATATTTAATGTTTCATTTAACGTGTTTTTAATACTTCCAAGATCCTGAATTGATTGTGTATTTATTTGATTACAATTATTAATACTATGATCTGTTAAATTAATGTCATTAGAAAATGAAACATTTGCACCACTAAAACCTTGAATAGTATTTATACCTTGTAAATCTTTATTTAATAAAACTATATCACTTGGATAAGGTTGTGTAAAATTTCCCTGTTGATTTACTAAACTATCCAGTTGTTCTTGTTGTATTGTTAATTCATTTTGAATGTTATTTAATAAAAATCTTTGCGACATTATTGTATATATATAATATGATATATATTTTTATTATATAAATAATCAAATTTACAATCAAAATAATATTATAATTATATAATATATATATATACAATAAAATGTCTATACCAAATGAAATAAATAAAATTATTAAAACCACTAATTTCTCCCCTAAAAAATTAAAAACTATTGAATACGATAGTATGGGGGATGATGACATAAACGCTTATTTTCCTAAATCACGAATTATTACATATCCAGAATTAAAAAATGTTAGTAATATTGAAGAATTATTACCTAAGGATAAAGACCATTTTTTCCTCTTATACTTGCAACAGCCAAACAGCGGACATTGGACGATGTGTTTAAATAATAAAGGTACTATAGAATTTTTCTGTTCTTATGGATCAAAGCCTTCCACACCATTAGAATGGTCTAAAAAAATGAATAGAGTTTTAGGACAAGAAAAACCTTATTTAGACATTTTATTATCAAAAACAAATATGCCTGTTGTTTATAATCACGTTGATTATCAAAATAAAAAAAACTTAGATATTTCCACTTGTGGTAGACATTGTTGTTTTCGTTTATATATGCTTTTGAAATATAATAAATCCTTGAATGATTATTATCAAATGATGAAAAATATTAAAAATAAAGATAATATAGATTACGATCAAATAGTTAGTGAAAATATAGACAAGTGTTGATATTCAAATATATTAAAATGCATTATTTTCTTAAAATGCCTCTAAAATCACAAAACTCATATTCAAATTAAAGAAAAGCTCATTTCTTTGAATTGAAGACGAGATTTTCATTATTTATTTAAGATATATTCATAAATCTCATATTCAGTATTAATATATATTCAAATATTATTAATATTTAAATATTTTGAAGACGAGATTTTCATTATTTATTTAAGATATATTCATAAATCTCATATTCACTTAATTCACGCAAAACTATATAATCATAATTTTGCGTAAATCTATACAAATTATTTTTAAGCATCTAATGCTTCTATGTTTATTTTATATTCTTCTTGTAGTTTTTTATCTCTTTTATCTCTTGTTTCTGCTTCATTTTTCCGTCTTTCTATGTAATCTACTATTTGGTGTCTATGTTTTAATTCGTGTTCGTATGATACTGGTTGTTTTCCTTCTTCATCTCTTTTACCCAGTATTTTCTTTTTAGTTAATTCAAAGCCATACTCTAATAAGGTTTCATTAACAACTTTTAATAAATTAATATCCTTTAATGTTCTATCATTATTAAATAGTGTTTTGAAATTTTTATCTTTAACAAAATCTGTTAATAATTGTGTTGATGTTTCAAAATCTGGTTTTGTCTTTTGTGTTATTTTCATATCACCTACTTCATAACCAATCTTTTTAAATATTTCTTGCAATTTATCACATTTTTTCCATTCAAAATTATCTAATATTTTACTATCATCTACTTCATATCTATCTTCTTTTTTTATATTTACTTTTATAAACTTTTTAGGCATATTGGATAAATTATAATGGTCTTCTATCCAAGCTATATTCATTATTTCTGGTTCTATTTTCCATACTCTTGATAAGAATATCTTTTGTACTTGATAATATTGTTCTATTGTTATTTCCTTATTTTGTCTTTGTTGATCGCATAAATAGTCATACTCTTCAGTTGATATTATACTTGATTTTGCTATTTGATTTATTGTTTCTTCTTTAATATTCACTTTTTTGTTTCCAGTTTTTTCTATTTCTTTTGGTAAGTCATTCAAATATTTATGTGTATGACCTTTTTGTGTAAGAGTATTTATTAAACTACACATAAAATAATTAGTACTATTTATTTTTTCTGTATCATTGTGGATGAGAATATCTATTAGAGTAGATTGTTCTAACCCTTGATATTTAGTAAGTCTCATTTCATCAAATCTATATAATATTTCATCTATTTTATAAGGCATATTAAATGGCATCAAACATAATACATCATCACTTTTATAATAACGAACCCTATTTAACATTTGACAAAATGCCCTATAAGATGTACTTTGTTTATCTAATATTGCATAACATTTATCAAAATAATTTACAATATTAAAATCTACACCTGCTTCTACACTTGGGGAATAGATAAGTAAATCACATTTAGCCCATTCTTCATTTGCCCTTTTTAATATTTCTTTGTTTCTTATGATACTATTATGAATACAAATTGTATATTTATCTTTATACATTTCATAATATTTCATAGTATCATTTTTAGTCATACTAACAATAACAATTTTCTTTTTTGCTTTTAAATCATCATCTACACATTTTTCAAAATAACTTTTTGTATGAGTAAATAAGAAATTCTTTTTATTGGGTTTAAAATCATTTGCATAAAACTTATAAGTAGGACACACACAACTAATAAAATCAAATGACCTATCACCCATATCACCATCTAATGCTAAAACTTTTGGTGCTTTTTGGATTAATCTTTCTAAATAATCGCAAATCACATTTTGATCCAATTTATCAAATGACATATGGTTTAATAAACCTTCTATTTCATCCATAATAATTAAATCATATTTTGGCATATTGTCTTCTTGTGTGAAATAATTATATGAACCATTTAATTTTTTAATACTATCTAACTGAATGATAAGTCTATCTGCTTTTCTAACGTCTACACCTTCATCTAAATAATTAACAAATCCAAACTTTTCACTTAAATCAATACTGAAATTATGTGCTAATGATTGGCGATAAGTTATAAATAAAACTCTTTTAAAGTTGAACTTTTCTATTAATTTTTTAAAGCCATATGTCTTTCCAGTACCATAGGCGGATCTAATACCCAAACATTTATAATTTTTAACCCAATTATTAAACATTTCATCATTTGTATTATCATCTGGATAAATATATTTGAAATTCATATGGATTAAAGCATCATCCCATTTACTTTTATATAAATATTGTAAAGTGGTCTTGAACTTTGTAGGGTTTATTTTACTGCACTTGATAAGAACACCATTTTCATCAAAATTCTCATTATATTCACCTTTGCCATAAAATGCCCTTCTATTATTTATTTCTGGTTCATTCTTAAACTTTGGTATAAGACGGCAATATTTATCAAATAATTTAAATGATTTTTCACTATTGTTTATGTGTCTTGCTATATAAGCAACATCCCGCCATCCTTCATATGTTTCTAAATATGAAACTTCTTTATCTTTTAAAGGTAGTTTTACTTGAAAATTATATAATATATTGTATATATCATCCATTGTCTTCATATCAAATTTTTCTATTTCTAAATCTGGTTTTATTATTAATTTTTCTATTGTTGATTTTTTTGTAGGATTTTTAGATCCACTTTTCTTTTCACTTAATTCTTTCATTTTGATTAACATCTTACACCAATCTATTGCATATTCTGGCATATCTACTAATCCTTCACTTTTTTCTAATGAATAATGGTACTCTTCACCAGTTTCATTGTGTGTATATGTAGGACAATAATACAATAAACCAGTATTAATATCTGCTATTCCACATAACCTTTTTCTTGGTAATACATTCTCTTTCTTGAAATAAAAGTGAAAACCATTTTTTGTTTTAACCCAGAATTTGCAATCTACTTTTAGTTGATCTAATATATCACATTCTTCTGGTTCATCAACATCTATAGTTGATAAATTGCTATTATCTATACATATTCCTATGCCATTAGGCTTAATATTTCCTTCATCTTTTTTATATACCATAGGCGATTGTTTAGATTTTTTTAGTTCTTGCCATCCACTTGGTAATGATGAAACACATTTTTTTATTTCTCCATCTTGGTTGGTATAAGCATTCATATGTAAGTCAAAAGTTATAAAATCTTTGAATTGTTTAAACATTTTGAGATTTGTATTTTCCATATTATATTATATACTTAGATAATAATATTTCTTTAAATTGTTTTATTATTTAAATATATTTAAATCAATTTTTTATTTTAATATATTTATTTATTTTTATAATTAAATATATTTTATATATTTTTAAATTAGATAAATTAGAAAATGTTTTTCCTAAATATTTTGAATATGAGATTTTTAAAAAATGTTAAAAGAAAAAACTAAAAACTAATATTCAAATTTAATATATTCAAATTTCCTAAATATTTCTATATATTAAATTTTTTAATAAACTTGGGTATTTCTAAATAAAAAATAATAATAATCATCAAAGTCTTTCTCAATTGGATTAATTAGTCAATCTTCTTTTTTTTCCTTAATATAAGATTGTTGAGTTTGCACTGAATGACCCATCGCCTCAGCGTCTGCCTGACGTTCTTTATTATCTTTACCATATTTATCTGTTAAATATGAGTGTCTTAGCATACTTACCCCAATATTTTTACCAAATATTTTATTCAGTATTCGTGTTATACTATTTACTTTATCTAACCTTGATCCATCACTATAAACAAGAAAAGGTTCATTTGTATCTTTATTTATCTTTTTACCTTTCAGTAATGGTTGATGTTTTAGATACATAGAAATGATATGTTGCAAATCTTCAGGTATTCCTTCTCTTGTATTTGGGTATTCTTTGGATGTTTTAAAAACATTAAAAATAAATTCTTGTTTATCCAGATCCAAGTAATTAAATTCTTTACTATCTGTATCTTTCACATTCTTCTTAATATTCATCATCATATAATCTTGGTTTCTTCTTGGTGGTAATAAAACATATAATGCCATAACCATTAGATTTAGTAGTTGAGTATATTGGGCTTCTGTAATTGTTTTGTTCTTGTAAAAAGTCATAACAGAATTATGCCTTTCATCAAAAAGTTTCTTAACTTCTTGCCAATCCATCCAATTATCATTTTGGGTTTTAGTCATTTCAGTACTTGGGGTTTCTTTCATTTTACTTACTTGATCTGTTAGTTCCTTGTAAAATACATTTTTACTTTTACTATAAACTTTATTTTCTGGATAAACAGATAAACAAGAAATAATACAAGTCAAATATGATTTACGTGTAGTAGGCCT